TTCCATTCTTTGCCTATTTTTTTCAGCATGATTCGTTTATATACATAATGAGAACAAAAGCAATACTTGATTTTAACATTTTTTTCTATACTAAGTTGATATGGGTATTCGGTCATTTAAATATAAAAATAAACGAATAAGGGTCAAATTTAAGCCATTACAAGGGTTATATGGTGTATTTTACCCTCATAAGCTATTACTAGAATTATCATCAAAATTATCAAAACAAATGCTTACAAAGACCTTATTCCATGAATTATGGCATATCATTTGTTATTTAAATAAAGTTGACATTAATAAAATTGGTGAGGAAAAAACAGCCTTATTAACTGAAGAGTATGTAACAATTTTGAAACAAAATAAAAATTTAAGAAAAATAATTAATGAATATTTATGGTGATTATAAAATTTGTCGTACCTGTGGTATGGCAGCAGATGTAGTTGAAAGAGGCAGAGATTATTGTGCAGAATGTTGGTTTAATATGCACAGCGATAGAACTTTTGAGTCTATTGATAAAGAAATACAAGAAAGTGAAAATGAAAAAAATAAAACTTGAACC